TCTCTCTTTCGGGCTGGTTAAGCCCTACATTTCGCTAGGGGATAAAGATCCCTGACGCGTTCGTGTAGACAGACTTCCTCACAAAGCCCTTGCTCCCTCGTATTATCGAGGGGTCGCAAGCCATGTCCTTACTCGCCCGGCTATATGCCGTGTAAGCAGGTACAAGGCTGTCACCTTTAAGGGGGCGTAAATCCCTCTGGGGTTTCAGCGAATAAGTGTGAAAGTACCCACCATCCCAACCACATCTCCGAACCTTACGAGGTATCCTTAAAGTATACGTGCCGAGCAGATGCCCGTCGCCGTATCTATCGGGTCCCCATAAACGAAGTTTACTTCTGGTCCATTTAAGGCAAAGGGAAGCTATTTCTAGCTCACCCCGCCGGATAGCCCAGTTGTGGAAAGAGTAAAGTACCTGATCGCTCATCTCCTTTCGGAGATAAAACGGACGGATGTCGTAACCTAAGAAGTAATCCCCACCACAGGATTCCCGAAAGGGACCCGTGCAAAAGGATTTGGATGGATTCGTATCGAATCCACAATAAGAGAGTACACGCGTGGCAAGATCATAACCACACGTCGGGATAATCAAATCATCCCCGTAGATGCCGACCGGCACCGACGCCTCTCCAACTTCTCCCATTTGACGTAGATGGGATTCGACTCCACTCATCAAGCCAAAGAACAGTAAGCTCTCTAGCTCAAAGGTGTAACCGTTTCCCATAGAGGAAAATTTCTCGAGTTCGATAATTTCTCCCTCATATTCAACTTTGCCAGTCCTGCATTCAGCAAGCCGGCAAGCCCATTCGAAGGGCAGAAGGTTGAACACTAAACTCAGTGATACCGTATCGGACGCTGACTTTAAATCGATAGTGGCGAGCATTCCGCTCTCACTACCAGACTGGGCCAGCTCCTGGTTCCGGCTCTGGTCAAACAGATTAACTCCGAACTTTCTGAGGCGGTTCTTTATGTAGCTGCCAAGCCCCTTTTGGTAAAGGGAATTCAAGACAGGTTCCACGCAGATAGGCCGAAAAGTCTTAGAGTTTTTAGGCACAAAGTGAAGTTTACCAACAGTGACTTCCACCGGAACAGTGACAGTATCTTCCGATACCGCGACAGCCTCGGCAGTTGCCCAAAGGGGAAGTTCTTCTAAGAACTCTCCCACGGTCGGCAGGAACTCTTCGCTACACGCCATTTTGGTAGATAGCTTCCTTCGAAAGTTAGCTATGCTCCCTTTGACGTTCGTCGTCGCTCCGGGTCCAAAGAAGAAATCCAAAGTGCCAACATCAGGCAAAGCGCCCAAGACTTCCGCTATTTTTCGCGAAGCGTAGTGCAATACTGCGCTCACGTCCCTATCGGGACACGGAAAATCCAAACGCTCGTTCGTTTGCCGGCATTTCTCCTCTGCTGCAAAAAAGGCCTTAACGGCCGCTCCTTTCTTGTCATATCCGAGCTCGAGAAACCCTTGTTTTTCTACAAGGGCCGCGATCTGTCGGGCATAACAATAATCAAAACGACTGTAGCCCAGTTCGTAGTCGAATGAAAATTCGACCACTTCTCGAAGTTTACCATCCTGAACCAAGGCATTTAGCCGTTGGCTTAGGGGTCCATTTCCGAGGGCAGCGCAGACCTGAGACATTTGCTTCATGAACAGTAAATGCTGCTCAATCGGCCTGGAGTTGATCCAAGACATGAGGCCTCCTTATAGCCTTGTGTTTAGGGAAATTCCCTATCTTGGTCGGTACGTGCTTAGTTAGGCACTACGATCTGGGTAAAGAACTGGGGAACTGGAAGAACGGAATTCTTCCAAGCATCGCCCGCTGCCGTATTGGAGAGTACTCCAGTTGCGGTAGTAGACGAAGACCCCTGCGCAATCCCAGCCGCCATCTTCAGGGCGTTAGCGCGATCCGCGATTGTCGACCGTCCATCAGCGAACATCGTAATGATGACCGTTGTGATGTAGGCAACTTTCGGGGGCGCCACGTATCCTGCAGAAGTTCCCGAAGCTCCGAGAGTCTCCATTACGGGGACTTCCAACTTCGCAGTAAGCTTGTAAGCACCGGATTTTACCCGTTCTTGGCTCACGAACAACCGAGGCTGTCCGTCAACCGGTATTGAGGCATCATTGCCCCTCCACCAAGGAATAGGTGTATCGGTGATAGGAACAAGCGTCCACTCTTTGGGAGAGGCTGCGTCATCTTTGACTAAAATGTTAGCCATTGCGCCCATATTAGGCTCCTTTACATGGATTGTGAAGATTGATGGACAAGAGGAGTTCTGGAGCTCCCCACTAACAGCAGTATTACTTACGAGAACCCGGGAAATCCCGGATCCGTTGGTGGCCCAAGGCGATAGCGTTGAAAATACGCTTAGCCGAGAGAGCCACAGATGGACCATTGACGAAAGTGGGTTTCTGCACTGAAAGTGCAGTAGTCACATCCCGTCGCAAGTTATTTGCGAAATACACTCTTCGATAAGGAACCGTACTATACGGAGGGACTTTGCCGTACTTAAAAGCGGCTTGTTTCTCTTGGTATAACGTGCTCACAAACCGTCCTGAAAGGGTTGGTATAATAGCCAACGTCTCCAGGTAGGTTCCGACTGGTACAAACCAGTCGATAACAAAGCTGTAAGGGATAACCTCCCAGACAACAGAGAGTGGATCAAGAAGACCCATCGTCCGAGGCAGAGTAATATCTTCCTCCATCTCGTAGATGATTCTTTTCCTGGTTCTAGCAATCCCAGGACAACTATAGTTCGATGGAGCAGCAGAACCCTCATAAGGGTCCTCCTTCTTCACCGTCGCAGAAACACGGTTTGACCTTACCGACGAATAGGCCTCAAAGGCCTTAGCTGCTTCATAGCAGTCACTAATCGCCGGGAGCCAACCGTATTGCATCTCAAGCCATTGGGAACTCACATCTTTACCTTTTAGGCGGCCTTGAAGCCGGGTGTGAGAACCCTCCGAACCGAACAGGAGTCTTACGGCACTAGCAATGTTGCCATGCTTTAGAGCCCTGATCGAGCTGCTGACTTTTCGGATTGTGTTGGAACACATCGATACAGTCTGATGCATCTGGGCCAGATTCACCGCAAGGTTAAAATCATGGCCTTTTATGCGTTTAACCAGCTTGGATTGGAGTTGAAACTCATCCTTACTAGTCCACGGAAGGAAGGGCAGTGAGCCCCAGGAGCTGGAGGAACCCCCAGCTGTTATGAAGGCCAGCGGTGCCGAAGGAATCAAAGGAGATTCCCGGCTGCTGTTCATTTCGTAAAAG